ATGAAGATACCGGCTACGGACTCTTACGCCATGTTCTGATCCGCCGCGGCTTCACCAGCGGCCAGATCATGGTGGTACTGGTCACCGCATCCCCGGTATTTCCATCCAAGAACAACTTCGTCAAGGCCCTGCGTCAGAAACATCCGGAGATTACTACGATTGTCCAGAACATCAACAACCGCGGCACCAGCATGGTACTGGGTGATAAAGAGCATGTTCTGTATGGCAAAGGCTACATCGAAGATGAACTGTGCGGCTGCAAATTCCGCATCTCCCCGAAATCCTTCTATCAGGTCAACCCGGTCCAGACCGAGTACCTGTACGGCAAAGCCATCGAACTCGCTGGCCTGACCGGCAACGAGCGCGTACTGGATGCCTACTGCGGAATCGGAACCATCGGCATCATCGCCGCATCCAAGGCCAAAGAAGTCATCGGCGTAGAATTGAACGCCGACGCCGTCCGCGACGCTGTACAGAACGCCAAATGTAACGGTGTCAAAAATATCCGCTTCTACTGCAACGACGCCACCGAATTCATGATGCAGATGTCTGCATCCGGTGACACCGTAGACGTAGTCCTCATGGACCCGCCAAGAGCCGGAAGCACCGAAGCATTCATCAAGGCCGTGGCAGAAGTGAAGGCAAAGACCGTGATCTATGTATCCTGCGGACCGGACACGCTGGCGAGAGATTTGGGCGTGTTTAAGAAGATGGGGTATCAGGCTGACGGGGCATGGCCGGTGGATATGTTTCCGGCGACGGGGCACTGTGAGGTTGTGGTGAAACTGCGCAGAGCTAAGTAGAAATTTTTGAAATTATATATTGGGGATAAAAAATTGTGAGCGAATCATCGAAAAAAGATTATAAACTGAATTTGTATGGGCACAGCTTGAAAATTCAATACATGGGAAATAGAAACTTTTAGATTATAAAAGCAAATATGATTGATAAAATGGGGATGTTTTGAAAAATGTCCCTATTTTTGTTTCATAGAAAACTTTGTAACTATGTGAAAATTATAATTGCAATATGCCGTGTTTTGTTAATGTTAATGATTTGCCATTGTCAAATTAATTTAAAACTTTTAATTCCAGTATAAATTAGCAATAATTGTTATTTACGTGTGAAAATCAACAATGTTACATAATAATTGTTGTACATTTTATACAATTATGATATATTATACATTGGTATAGTGTGTTAGAAAGAGACCACTATGCAAAATGAAAGATGGTTATCTATGAAAGAAAATTGTATTCACTTTGGAGTTAGTAGAGATACTGCATTAAAGTGGAATAATCAAAAAATGTGTTGGCTCATAAAATCGATAAAATTTGGAGATTTAGTGTATCTGAAATCGATGAATGGGTGAAAAATAATGGAAAATAGGAAATAGTCAGGAGAATTGATTTGTTTAGAGTAAAATGGGATCCCGCAAACAATGGAATATTGTTATCTGAGTATATTGAGGAGAATGATGCTATCAATTCGCCACGTCCGGTTTATGTTGAAGAGTTGAAAAT